GACTATGGCATTCCGGCTGGCAACGCTCGCGGCACCAAAGGCCAGTGGTAGTCTATTCTTAATTTAGGATTTGTGGCATGGCAGCAACTGGTGGTATTAATTCACTTGTAAAATGGTTGCGTTCCGCATTGGCCGGTACACAGAGCGAGCGTGTTACCGCTGATCGGGCATTGATGTACCCGCCAGTCTGGCATTGTGTCAGCAAAATCACTGGTGCGTTCATGATTATGCCACTGAACGTCCATCGCATGGTTGGCAGGGAAAAGACGATTCAAGATCGCCATCCAGCATATAAGCTGATGCGTTGGCAACCCAACACGATGCAGACACCTGCTCAGTGGAAACGGCAGATGATGTGTCACGCATTATTATGGGGTAACGCCCGATCCTATATTCGCAAAGAAAATGGCATTCCTGTGGAGTTGATTCCATTGATGCCGGATCGTACTGTCACCGAAATGAAAGACGGTCGCAAGATTCACATGACCATTGTGGACAGAGATGATCGTCTTAGCCTATATCAGGACATGGGCCAGAATCCAGAAAAGACGCTCGTATTCCAGGATAGCGAGGTCTGGCATGTTCCCGGCTTGGGATTTGATGGCATCGAGGGCAAAAGCCTTATTGAAATAGCTTCGCAAAGTTGGGGTATTGGACTAGACTTGCAGCAGCATGTGGCGAACCAGCAGAAAAAAGGCTACGCAGGTGGGCTAATGCTGGAAGCTCCGCTAGGAGCATTTCGCAATGAAGGTGATGCCAAGGAATTTCTAAAGGGATTCCGAGAAAGCCATGAAGGCAGCGAAAACGCTGGCAAGATCGGCATGTTACGCGAGGGCATCAAGGCCAATGTATTAGCTATGAATAATTCTGATGCTCAATTCATTGAGCAACGCAGATTTCAGCGTGAAGATGCTGCATTACTATTTCTGCTCGAAGGCATCCTTGGCGATTCAAGCAACGCATCGTTTGCTAGCCTTGAGCAACGCAATTTGGCATATCGGCAAAATTGCCTTGCTCCGTGGACGACAGCATGGGAAGAGGAATCAGAACTCAAGCTGTTGACCGACAGCGAACGCAACCGCGGCTTTTATTTCAAGTTCAACGATGGTGCATTATTGCGGACTGAAAAATCAGTCACTATGGCGTTTGGCTCGCAAGGCATTGCTGCGCGAGTATTGTCACCCAATGAAGTCCGCGAATTGTTTGATCTCAATCCGTATGACGGTGGTGATGAATACGAAAATCCAGCTATTACGCCTGGATCTCCACAGGATCAGCCTCCAGCACCAGATACGACACCAGATCAGCCAAATCCAACTAATCGAGCTATGGAGCTAATGCTCGGTAATTTGCTTGGCGTGGAGTCCAAGCGTATACAAGAGTTTGCTAAGAATCCCAGCCAGTTTATCGACAAGTGTGAAACTTGGTATACCACCTGGGAACGCAAACTGGCTGATGATATTGAAACGCTTGGTGGGGACCGAAAAATTGCCACTGAGCATTGCAACGAAAGCAAAGTTCGCATCCTTGCGGCTACAGATTGCCAACCCGAAGAACTTCAAGCCAAGATTGCAGAAATTACTGCTTCATGGACAAATCGTGTTTATCACTTAATTGAGGAAATCCAAAAATGCTTAAAGTAAACGCATCACTTGGCGAAATTTATATCTATGACACCATTGGCAAAGATTGGTTTGGTGGTGGAATCGATTCCAAGCAAGTCATTGATGCACTCAATGAACTTGGTGGTAAAAGAGCCACTATTCGCATCAATTCACCGGGTGGCGTGGCTGATGAAGGTATTGCGATTTACAACGCACTCAAACGGTATCATGGCGGCGTAGATACCATTGTGGACTCATTAGCCGCCTCTGCTGCGTCCGTAATCGCATTAGCCGGTGAATCCAGGCTAACTGCTCCAGGTGCTCGCTGGATGATTCATAGGGCTATGACTGTCAGCGTAGGTAATGCTGAAGATATGCGGAAAGCGGCAGAAGTGTTGCAAACCTACGATAATTCGCTGGTCGAAATATACAAACAATACATGAACCCAAGCCAAGACATTCTTGGCATGATGACTGAGGAAACTTGGTTTACATCGGTTTCGGCCATTGATGCCGGATTGTCCAACGGAACGGTGGCAGAACAAGAATTACCTGTGGCTATGAATGCTGCGTGGTTTAAGAAAGCACCTGAAGAATTGGCGGCAGCACCTATGGCTATATTTAAGCCTAAAATTCAGTCTGCTTCGTTTATGCAAAAATTTTATTCTAGATAGTTGTACATGCCATAAGCATGTGCTAATTTATATGAACTAGCAAAAAACAAGTAGCAACTAGTTAGCGGCGAAAGTTTGACGGCTGGAAATGTGTCTATATCATTTCTGCTTCAAGCTCTGCCGCTAACTGCGTTTTTGGGCTTGAGGCGCAAGCTTTAGGATCAAAAACATGAAATCTTCGAGTGAAATTCGCAACGAACTATCTGAAATCGTTGCCAAGGCCGAGGCTCTCCACGATCTCGTCAGTCAAGAACAACGCGAACTCAGCGATGTTGAAAAGACTGAAATCAGCAATCTGTCTGATCGCCGTGAAGTCCTGAATAAGGATCTGGATACGGCCATCAAATATGAAGCCATTGTGGCTTCCAAGCTTGAGCACAAGGTTCAGGCTCGGCGTGAAGCCAATAAGCCTGATGCTGCTAAATTGCCAGTTCGCGTATTGTCGAGCTTCCGAAAAGGTGTATTTAACACTGCTGAAGAAGCTTACGATTCCGGTCAATTCTTGCTGGCTGCGATCTTCAACAATCGCAAGTCCAAGGAATATTGCCGTGATCGCGGTTTGATCCGCAATGCGATGAGCACCGGCGATAACACCAAAGGCGGCTTTTTGGTGCCTGAACCGCTGGAAGCATCGATCATCGAACTGCGTGAGCAGTTTGGTGTATTTGCTCAATACGCCCAACCGTGGACGATGAGCGATTCGGTGCAAAATGTACCTAAGCTATCAGGTGAAATCACCAGCTACTTTGTGGGTGAAAACTCGGCTATTACGCCTGCCGATATTTCGCTGAATCTCGTCCGTTTGGAAGCCAAGAAGTTGGCAACCTTGACGGCAGTATCCAGCGAACTGAACGAGGACAGCGTACTGAGCGTTGCTGAAACGCTGGCACGCTCCATCGCTCAGACCTTCGCTAACAAAGAAGATGACTGCGGATGGAACGGTGATGGCACTTCGACATATGGTGGTATCGTCGGTGTAAAGTCAGCTTTGGCTGCTGGTAGCATTTATGATGCTATCTCCGGCAACAACACTTTCGGAACTTTAGACCTTGAGGATTTCGAGGCTGTTATCGGAAAGCGTAAGATGTTTGGCGGTAGCTCACCAGTTTGGTTCATCAGCCAAAATGGTTGGGCTAACAGCATGTTGCGTTTGGCTATGGCTGCTGGTGCCAATACTGGCATGAGCATTGCCGATGGCATGCCTCTGCAATTCATGGGCTACCCAGTTGTGATTTCTCAGGTACTGCCAAGTGCTTTGACTTCGACTGGTTCCACGATTGCCTGCTACTTTGGCGATCTGGCACAAGCTGCCATCCTCGGTCGTCGTCGTGGCCTCAGCATCCAAGCTGATGGAAGCTACTATTTCAATCAAGACGCAATTGCTATTCGTAGCACCCAGCGTTTCGATATTAACGTGCATGATCGCGGCAGTGCATCGGCTGCTGGTGGTTTGATTGCACTAAAGTTTGCTGCCTAATCCACTGAGCCATCGTTCGCTCCGGTGGACCCGCCCTAGTCTGGTTTCGGCCAGCTAGGGCACCTTTAAAATCAAAAATCGCAATTACATAGGACAATAAAAATGAAACCTTCGCAATCGGTTGTGCGTTCTTCCGTTCTGGCACCAATCGCTGCGGCTACGACTGCTCGTACTGCTGCCATTGACTGCCAAGGTGCTGATTACGCCAGCATCGTCTTTCATATTGGTGCTGAACTCAATACCAACAGCACCAATGTGCTGCTGAATCTGAAAGAAAGCGATACCAATGCAGCTACTGCATTCGTAACGTTTAATGCAGATTTCAGCGTTACGGCAGATAATACTGCTGCTACGGTTCAAGTATTCAACGTTGATTTGAAGGGACGCAAGCGTTACCTACAGGTCAATGTAACGCCTGATACGACTACCAATGGCACTGTTATTAGTTCTTGCAGTGTTGGACTCGTAAAAGAAGTCCAAGGTGCGAACAGCGGCAACGCTGACCAAGTCGTAGTTGGCTAACTTTAACACCCATCGGAGCGAACAAGATGGAACTAAAAGTGGCGGCAGTTATGACTGCCCCAAGGTATGAAAATACTACTTGCCGAAATCATATTGAGCGAGCACTAAAGAAACTGCAAATACCACTAACAGTAAGCGGTGGTGTTTATTATGGTCAGTGCATGCAAAAGATGTTTGAGCAATTAGTACATACGGACTGCCAGTATATTGTTACGGTTGATGGTGATTCGTTCTTTACTGATAAGCAATTGCTTAGGATGATCTCGATTATCCACCAGGAAGAACAGATTGATGCCTTAGCCTCGATGCAGGTCAGGAGAGGCAAACCAACACTGCTGGGAACAGTACATGGTGGCAGAAAAGTTGATGATGATACGATGCAGATTGATTTTAGCGGCTATCCGCTAAAGGCTCGAACTGCTCACTTTGGTTTAACGGTAATTGATGTTGCCAAACTGCGTAAAGTCGAAAAGCCTTGGTTCTTTGCTGAACCTAATGCTGACGGCATGTGGGAAGGCGACAAAATTGATGATGATGTTTGGTTTTGGTTGCAATGGGAACGCGCGGGTAACTCGGTGTATATTGACTGCGAAACTCGAATCGGGCACTTAGAAGAAATGGTTGCTTGCTTTGATTCCAAGATGCAGCCAATGCACCTTTACCCAGCAGACTGGCTAACTGCCCATGAAGCTTGAGATACTAAAACGCTGGGCCAGTTTTGCAGTTGGTTCGGAAATTGACATTGATGATGGCGTTGGAAATTTGTTAGTTCGCAGAGGAATCGCTAAACATGTCGGAAACCGAAACATCCAGAGCGATGCTGGTGACTCCTCCGCAAAGCGAACCGATAACAATATCGGAAGCCAAGAAGCAATTAGAACTGGCACCCAGCGACACGATTCACGACGCCCACCTAAGCCTATTGATTCAGGCGGCAAGAGAACAATGGGAAGCTGATACAGATTCTGCTTGCTTGACGCAGACCTGGAAGGTGACCGCAGAAGAATTTGACGACGACGAAATCTACTTGCCCAAGCGACCAGTTCAGTCGATCACGCATGTTAAATATTACGACGCTGGTAACGTACTGCAAACGCTAAGCACGTCGATATACGATTTAGACCAAGCATGTCGAGCAGTTAGACTAAAGAACCTTGAAGTTTGGCCTGCCGTGTATGACCGCTGGGATGCGATCACAATTACCTACGTCGCTGGTTACGCACAAGCGTATTTAGTGCCTGCCATAGCTAAGCAAGCAATGTTATTATTGGTTGGATATTACTTTGACTCCAATCGAGGCGATAACGACCGCGGCAATGACCAGCGAGCCTACGAGGCATTGGTGGCAAAGTTCATGCGGAGCAACTATCCATGAGCTACCGTCCAAGCAAATTTAGACTTGGTTCGCTGCGTGATCGCATTACCATTCAGAAAGTTACAGAGACAATTTCTGATGCTGGTGACGTTACGCCAACTTGGTCAGATTTGTACAAGGATGAACCCGCTGCGTATGACCCTGTAGCGGGTCAGGAAACGGCTCGCGGCAAGCAGGTCGATGCTGGCACTAAAGGTATATTTACGATTCACTACAGGGCCAATATCACGCCTGAAATGCGTATTCAGTACAACTCAGAAACCTATGGCATCGTGTTTGTGCGTCCAGTTGATGGCGGTCGTCGATACCTTGAACTGCACTGCAAATCGTAATGGCTAATACACTTGATATTAAAATGGACATTCCGGTTGATGCTGAGCTTGCCAAGATGCTCAACATGGATGACCGTATTGACCGTTATAAGCTGTTTGACAAGGCGTTAGGTGCTGCAACCGTTCCGATACTTCGTCGTGCTAAGCAAGTTTGCTGGGATGGTAAGAAAACTGGCAACTCTGCTAAACGATCATACTATCAACGATATGGCATCGAGCCTCCGTGGGCACAGTGGATTAAAAGAGGCAAAAGTAAGCAAAATCGCTATGGCAAAATTGACTGGGAAACACAATTAAAGACTACGATCAAAAAGGTTATTCGCAAATATGGTCGTCGCGGTGCTGCGGTCATTGGACCTGAATGGCCGAAGGGCAATAAAGCCTACTTTAATGCTGGCAAAAATGGCCGCGACCAATGGTTTTGGGGTGATGACCAAGGCAGAAAAGTAGCTGCCATGCGAAACTTTATCGTCCAAGCGTTTGATGAAACAAAGGGCGAACAACAGCAGTTGATGAAAGCACAGGTTAAGGTTGTACTAGATCAACTGATGAAAGACTTATAGTGGCTGACGTAATCAAGACAGTACGAAACTATCTGCTAAGTAAGACGGCAATCACCGATCTTATTGGACAGCGCATTTACGCCAGTCGCATACCACAATCAACATCACAAACGTCCTCCTGCGTTACGATAGGTATTCTTAGCGAAACCTATGAGCACGCACTGGATGGACTTGGTGGCATAGTATCGACCAGATTGATATTTGATTGCTTCGCGGCTACTGCTGAACTGGCTCGCAGTATAGCCGACTCAATCATCTGGTCAGATATTGATAAACTAAAAGGTGTATACACCAATTTGAACATTCGGAGCGTCATGATGGACGACGGTCGCCGTGAATATATCAATGACGATATAGCCGGTGGCGACAATCAGCGGCATGTGGTTACGTTCGATATTATGGTTTTTTGGCTGAGGAGTTAGGTTATGGCATTGGTAGGCGATACTGGCAATGGAGCAACTTTTAGTTTGACCACTCAAACTGCTGCTGCAAGCCTAAAGATTGAATCCATCACGATTGGCGAAATCACTTTGGACATGCTAGATGTTAGCACACTTGGAACGTCAGACTTCCAAGAAATGATCGCTAGCGATCTCAAGGCTACTCCAGAATTGACGGTCAACTATAATTTCAATGCGGCAGCTACTGCGGTTACTGTCACTGGATCAGTTGATACTGCTACGATTACGTTTCCAGTAGTTGGTACGCAAACCACCACGACTGGTGCAACATTTACTGGAACTGGTATTGTTACTAGTTTCAAACTGCCTGACCTACAAAATGGTCAAGTTCAGAAGGGTTCACTAAAGTTCAAGTTTGACGGCGACTCTGGACCGACTTTCACCCGAGGGTCTTAATCTTGATTAAGCTTCGATTAGATGACTTTGTAATTCCTAAAAAAACGCATTACGGCACCGTGATGCGTTCAATGGGACAGGACAAAGTTTATATTTGGAACGACGACACCGACAATTGGACTCATTGCGGATACTTCACGCATGAGACCCATATTTTCCTGCCACTTGTTGGTGTTCCTAAAGAACTTGTACCGGCTATTGCTGAAGAATGTGGTAAGCAAAAGTCGGTTGAGGCAAAGCATGTAGACTCGATGCCTGTATCCGAGCCTGTGGTTGAAGATGACGAAGAATTTTGGAGCGATGATGATGAGTAATTTGCTAGAGAAACTGAAATCAAAGTCTGTACTTTCTGTTGAGAAGGTTGTCGATGGCGACACCTATTTAATCAAAGGCTTGGATCTCAATCAGAAATCCAAAGTCTACGCAAGTGCTCGCAAGTCAGACGGCAGTCTCGACAGTTTGCGACTTGATGCCAGTTTTCTAGCTCAGTGCGTGTGTGATCCAGACAGTAAGGCACCACTTGCCGATGCTACCGTATGGCGTAACGCACCTACTCACATCAGCGGTCCACTACTGGGTGCCATTGCAGACGTTTGCGGTCTCAATGTAGACACCACAGTAGACCCAAAAGATTTCGACTCAACCCCGAACTGATGCTTGCTCATCGAGTCGTTCTTAGGCGAGGTCTTGCAATTGAGCCTGAGCAATGGCTTGAAACGGTTGACGAACAGACATATCGCAATTGGGAATCTTATTATAGGTTAGAGCCGTGGGGCGACGAGCAATATTTACTCGCGCGGCTAATTAACCTTATAAGCCTTCTGGTTGCGTCCAAAGCTGGAGAGCGAGCAGACGACTATGTTGTGCCTATAGAGGATGTAATGCCTCCAGCATGGGCATGGCGACCCCAAAAGCGTAGTGATGATATTGCTACTGTCGAAGAAAAACTAGCTAGGTTATATGCCCAATGACCACGATCAATAATTACAAGGTCACCTTGGCTCTCGATGCATCAGGGCTAGTACAGGGAGCCAAGCTAGCTAGGGGTGAGTTCCAAAAGATTCAGCGTAGTCTAAGCGATATGCAGACTCCTGCTGAAAAACTAGAACTTAGCATCAATCGTCTTGAAAAGCAGATCACATCTATCAAAACGCAAAAGCCAACGGCTGATTTGTCTGCCTTGGAAGAAATGCTGCGCAGGCTTTATGTGCGTTACGATGATGTGACTGGTGCTGAAGCAAAACGCACACAAGCCATGAAGGCTGAAGAGAATGAACTGAATAGGCTGATTGGCTTAGAGAATAACTTGGAGAAAGCATATTCCAGAACAAGAACACAGATAGAATTGCAAGAAAACGAGATACGCAAGCTAGAAGCTGACATGGCTCAGTTAGCAAAAGCTGGGCACACTGAAAATCTCAAAAAATATAGCGATGCTCTACATCGTATGTATGAGAATCTTGAATGGATTAGTGGTGGACAGACTAAGTTTTTAGCTAATCTTAAAGCTCAAGATGATGAACTCAATCGCCAGATTAAATTAGAACAAGACGCTGCTAAGTACTTGGCAAAATTGACCACAGTGCAAGAAGATTACGCAGCTACTCGTGCTGATTTATACAGATTGAAAGTTGCTGGTCAATTTAGCGATCAAGAATACAGAGCGTTAGTCAAACTAACTCGCGCTAAGTTTGAGGAAGCAACTGCCGACAAGGAACTTATTGCTCGGCAACAGCAATTGAACTCCATCATCGAAAGACATACGCCAAAAGTCGATCAGTTAAGATCGCAATATAATTTACTTAAACACGAATACGATAATCTTGCAAAATCGTCTAGGGCGCTTGGGTCAGAAGAGGATGCTCTAAGATTAAAAATAGAGCGAACAATGAAATCCATCAGCAATCAAATGATGGAGATCGAAAGACCGAAGGTTGGTGCTATAGCTCCTGCCGCAAGTCCACTGGCTGGATTAGGAAGTAGAGTAGCTGGTTTCTTTGCTGCAAGAGCCGGAGTCAGCGCTATAAGCAATTTGGCATCTGAAGCAGATAAAGCAAACATATCTTTGCGGCAGACCGAATCTATTTTACAAGCCATATCTGGGTCCGATATTCAAGGCTCTGCATTATTAAACGATTTAAGGCAATTGACCAGACAAATGCCCATAGGGTTTAGTGCTGCCGCTGAAGCTGCTAAAAGCATGATGGCATATGGTTTTAGCACGAAAGAAGTTGTTCCGATTATTCGCCAATTGGGAATGATTACGGCAGGCAATACTGAACGCTTCAAAATGCTTGCCAATGCAGTAAGTCAGATGCGCGGTGCTAATCGGCTGATGGGCCAAGAAGTTATCCAAGCTGTTAATAGTGGCTGGAATCCTTTGGCTGAGATTTCGCGTAATACCGGCAAGAGTATGTCCGTACTTAAAAAGGAGATGGAAGAAGGCAAAATCAGTTTCGACATGGTAGCCAAAGCTCTGGAAACCGCTACATCTGCGACTGGTAGATTCGGTAATGTTAGCAGCAAAATTATGGATACCGTTGCTGGCAAGCAAGCGTTACTTGCTTCTAAATGGGAGGAAAGTTTGGTTCAAATGGGTAGAGCATTTGAACCGCTGTCGATGGCAATTAAGGATTTCAGTGTAAAAGCACTGGAGGGTTTAAATCCAGTTGTCGAACAAATGTCGCAAGTTTTGTTTTCGTTTGACAGCTTTAGGTCAAAAGCACTTGGCACTGAAAAAATGGATTTGGGAAAAACTTTTTTTGGACAAGACAGTGCAATAGCAAGATTAGGAAATGTATTTGATTTTTACTCAATGCTTTTTTCTGGAAGTTCAATTACTAAAGGAAGAGGTGGAAAAATACAATTTGCGACTACCGGTACGGTAGAAGAGATGTCAAAAAATAAGGAATTGATGTCTTTAGTAGAACGTATGCA